CGACGAGTCGACCTTGCCGCTGGTCCAAACGGCGTAGGCCGAGCCGTCGCGCTCGAAGGTTTTTCCGGAGGCGTTGCTGCCCTTTATCTGGATTGCGTAGCCATAAACCTTGCGCAGGCGGACTTTAGTGGTGGTGCTCATGGTATGCCCTTTCAGAGGCGGGAGCGCTGTCGTGCGCTCAGGAGAGAGAGACTATACCAGCGATGCTATGGATACAAGCGTCAGTATCAGAGGCATCATGGGGAAACTGCAAAAGCCCATATGAAATGCAGTGATATTCGCTTGTCGAAGGTTTGCATAACACGCGCTTTCACGCGCTGGAATATCGGCTTGTTGGCTATAGGATGGGTGCCATGGCCCACACGAACCACCGCAAAGGACAAGCCCGCGCCGAGCGCCAGGCAGCTATCGCAACCGGCCAGAATCGCCTGGCTCGTCGCCAGGCCAAGATGTGGGCAGGCAGCAAGACCCCATATCGTCCAGAGCCAGACTCACTGGCGATTGCCATCACTCACCAGCCTATGCCAGAGCGTGACATCCTGCCTACACGAGCTGACTGGCTGTAACAGGCCCTTGTCCAAGCCGATTGGACATGGTATAGTATCATAATGACATCAGTCGCCGTTATGGGTAGACCTACAAGCTATTGCGACTCAATGGGTAAGCGGATTTGCGACCGGCTGGCGGCCGGTGAGTCCCTGCTGAAGATCTGCAAAGATCCAGAGATGCCGAGTCGGTATTGTGTGCATGACTGGATAAAGAAACAGCCACAGTTCGCGAGCGACTACGCGTGCGCAAAACAGGCCGCCGGAGAGCTATTTGCCGAGGAAGTGCTGGAAATAGTCGATGCCGATCTGCCAACGCTTGACGATGGCCGCATCGATCCCGGCATGGTGCAGCTCCTACGCCTGAGAGCTGACACGCGCAAATGGGTCGCGGCACATCTCAAGCCGCATGTCTACGGCGAGAAAGCGGCATCAGTGACCATCCAGACCACTGGCCCTACACTGGTCGTCACTGGTCTACCAGCACCGACTAGCACGCCAGTGACAAACCAGGCTCAGGATGTGTCCATAACTGACGCTGATAAGCCATAAGGCTAATAGCGTCAAGCTGTTATGCGCACAGGCCAAGCGCACATACCATACATTATCGGACGTATGCCATCCTGACACGGTGCGCTCTGGCCATGGTGACATGATGGCCTAGGGCTGCCATCGAGGATGGGCGATGGGGGTGGCCTTTGCCAGAAAGCGATCCGGGGGATGACGGCCGGCCAAGCGCGGGGCACTCTTCCCACAGATTTTTCACACTCTTCCCACAGATTTTTCACACTCCTCCCATAAGTTTTTCACATCACTCTTCCCATAAGTTTTTCACGCTTGAGCCATAGAGTTTTTTTTCAACGCTATGTGGTGATTCATATTGATGGCCATGGCAGGGGTATCTGATCATCGTCTGCACGATACCTTGTCTAGTGACAGCATTTTGCCTAAATGCAATGGGCAGTAGATACTCGGGTTATACAACATTATCAGACGTTGGGTAATAACCTGTCACGGTCCCTGGTTATTATTGCAATGCCCAGTGTGGTCGTCATGCTGGGTTGATGCTGCAACCGTTGACCCCATCGACCCTGGGTGCTGGATCCATGACTCGGATACCACGTTCTCATAAGCAATTACAGGGACCATGGGGGCCTATTGTCCAGTTGACGTGCATGCAGTGCCGAGGGGACTTCAGGACTCACTTTGCTGAGACGGAGTTCTGTTCCAATCATTGCATGGTCGAGTATCGCAAGTTCCAGAAGCGCATCCCAATGCCTGAATCAACCGGTTCACGTAAGCCACTGGCTGAGAAGCGGGAATGCCCGGTCTGTAGGAAGATGCAGATCGCCAGGTTCTTTGTGTGCATGCGCAAGACCGGGATTGCAGTCTGTGGGCATCAGTGCCGTGATCGCTTGATCCGTCAGGAGTTGACTTCCAAGGCCCTATGACCTATGACTCCACCAGCATTGGGGTCGCAGCCAGTGTCAGTCGAGTCTCGGGATAGAACCCGGACTCGCACCATCTCCTATGAATCCTAGGTCATCAGCCTAGGATTTGTCGTTAGGTACCGTGCAACGCGGCTGCTTGGAGAGCAGTGGAACGGTGTCATCTGACCGGCTCACCACCAATGCTTTCCTTCTTTCTCATTGGCTGGTGAGCGTGGTCTTGACTTGGACGGGACTTGGACAGGATCAGCGGCATGATCTTATGTTCACGCTGCAAGCTGACGGTCAATGGCGTGCGCACCTTCCACTGTGCGATCTATGACTATTGGCATCACCGTGAAATGGTGAATACCGCCAGGGCTAACCGGCTCTACCGCATACCGACACCCAGGGACCATCTCAGGGATCTCTGCCCGCACTGCGTGACCATGATCCAGTCGTCACTCACCGCATCACTGGAGATGGCCAATGCCTCTTGAGGACACCAATGTCAGTGGGATGGTCGCGTTCATCATGCATATGATGGCGCTCTATAATAGGTCAGTTGAGGTTGGTGCTGATGGCAAGTTCTCCACGATGTCTACCACCAATGAGCAGGGAAGACCGGTCCTAGTCACCATGGCTGTCGGTGATGGCGTTGAGGCACTGCATACGATCCTGCGCACCAATGGACATCCCGTATGAGCATCGATGATGTCGTTGAGATGGCTACTGATGCCATCCTCCATGCCGCCAAACTGGATGGCGTCAGGATCACCACGGGACAGGCCAGAACCTATGCCATGGCGGTACTCATCGCCATGGATCTCGTAAACACTGATAAGAACCAGGAGCATGGATGACGTCCACGCTACCACCACTCAGCATCTGGAGTGAATCGCATCTCTGCGATAACCGGGGCAACCGCGTGATCCAGAAGACGCTGCTGGTGGAGAACGAGATCTCCTGCGGCATGTTCGGCAAGACCGAGTTCCATGCCATCCGAGTCATGGGTCTGCCAACACCACAGGGTATGCAGATGCATCAGTACACCTTCCTCATCAGGGGAGCGATCACTGCCATGGAAGCATTCGAAATGGCCGAATCACAGAAGGATCGCGGCATGCGTGAAGAGGTCGAGCGGCTCAAGGCGGATGCCAAAAAGCAGTCCCTGAGGGCGCTATGATCCACGTGATATTGCTCTTCTACTGTGTCGGTATCGCTGCCAGTGTCTTCGGTCTTACCTATGTTGGCTTCCAGGTAGTCGATAAGATGACTAAGATGAGACAGAAGTGAATGAGCCTCTACCTGACCGACCGAACCGCATACTGGCGGAAGATGAAGAAAAAGCAGCGCAAGCGGGAGCGTGCCAAGAACCGCCAGATGCGGAAGAACTTAGACGATATCCTCCTACCATCGGAGGCTATTGCTCATGGCAGCCCCGCCGCTACCGAGGCGATTGAACCCATAATCCCCGCCAAGAGCCTGGATGACATCCTCAAGGAGATCGAAGGACTATGATACTGCAACCGAAACGACCACCAACCGAGCTGGAGAAGATGGCTGATGCCAAGTATCGCAAGCTCGGCCTGCCGCCACTCCCCAACATCAAGGATCTTCGTGGACCGCCCATCCAGATCCTACCATCACATCGCAGAGGAAAGAAATGAACGCCGCTCAGATCGCCACCGAGAAGTATGAGAAGCTCGGCCTGCCACCCATCCCAATGCCAGTACCGCTTCAGCAGCAACTCCTGAATGGGCGGATCTTCAAGTACAAGATCCCGCGCTGCCCAGGTTGCGGCCAGATGAACCTGGATACCAATGAGTTGCTCATCACCGCACACCATGAGATCGATTGCCTGGCAGTCGCCAAGGTATCGCTGATCGCAAAACTCAACTCCATCCCGCGCTGGATCAGATGGGCATTCAATGCCATCTAGGAAACAGGTGATCAGATGGGCGCAGTCATCAAGTGGCAGAACTGTAGGCGCTGCTTGTTGCCCATCCAGTCAGGTAAGGTTGGCATCAAGGACCAAGGCCCGATATTCGATGGAGCCTACCATCTGGATTGCGCGCTCATTATAATTTTCCACAACTGCCGGACTCCACCAGGCCAGCGGCGGGCTCAGTGACCGCGCATGCAATCCAGCGCATCGTAGTCAGATACCAGGGTGCCACCAACGGTGGACTCGGCTTGGCCCAGGATGCCGAAGTGGTGTAATTGCTTCTGCGCCACATGATAGCTGAAGCTGAGCGCACAGGCATCTCCGAGATCTGGCGACATGAGCCCACGTTTCTTCATCTCATCCTTGCCCTCGAGGCAGACGCGATCCTTCATGTCATGGCTATAGGTCGGTCCACAGAGATCCTGGAAGAGCTCAGGGATATTGGGAATGTGGCCAGTCTCTTTGACCCATTTGGCCAGACGGCCCCACATCTCGGCACGCTTGTTCAGATACTCATTGCCATCAGCTTTGCCACCAAACTGCACCTCTGTGACGTTATGATTCAGGCTGCGCAACCGATCGATCACACCAGCACCATAACCACCGGAACCATCGATGAAGACAGCATCCGGCTTGCGCTGCTGGATGATCAGGGCAATGCGTGCAGCCAGCTCCATGGTGTCAGGGATCTTCCAGATCCATGGCTTGTCCATGAACAGTCCTTGCCGTAGGACACAGGCGGATCGATCCTCGCCCTGTCGGGCAATGTCGATGCCAAGGATGATCGGAGCGAATTGGAACTGATCTGGAGTATAATGCCGAGCCGCGGCAGTCTGGCAGTCAGCGAAAGTGATCATGACGTTCTCGGTGGCGGCTGAGAAGTCGCAGAGGTATTCACGGGCGAACTTGGCGGGATCCATGTCGGCCTGCATCTGCTTGATCTGATCAGGTGTAAACACATCGGTATGATGGACATCATAGAATGCCGTGAACCAGCGATCTGGCTTTTGCAGGGCGGCGAAGTAGGTCTTGCTGAGTAGATTGATGCCATTGGCCGTGCCGCAGAAGACGGCGAAGCCCTTATAGTCAGTGAGCTGAGGATAGATGACGGAGGCCCAGAGATCTTCGGGAAGTTGGGCCACTTCGTCCAGGATCACGCCATCAAGGTAGGCACCACGTAGGCTATCAGGCTCACTGGCACCATAGAGCCTGATGGTATTGCCATTGGGGAATGTCGCACTGCTCTCACTGGCATTGAGCACCACGCCAGGAATCTTCCCGGCATAGTGCTTCAGGTAACCCCAGCAATTGGACTTTGCCTGCTGGAGTTCTGGAGAGATGAAAGCGTACCGGGCTGGTGCGTGCTCACGACCCTTGGTGCTCTTGGAGATGCATGAATCGATCAAGAGCATGATCATCGCCAGGCTCTTGCCGGCCCGGCGGTGACAGACTACGACACTGAACTGGCGGCTACGAACACCAAGATAACAGGCATATTGCCACGTTCGTGGCCTATGCCCAAGATCCACGGTCTTTGATGCCGCCATGAGATCAGGTTCGCTTGACGCGACCGTAGATATCGATCCGTGCCCCAGATCCACTGATCGCCGTCACATTCAACCGGATCATCTGCTTATAGAGCGTTACCAGTTTATATTTAGTGGCGATGAGATTGCTGTTGGTGGCCATCGATTGCGAGCTGCCGATGTTGGCCCAACTGGTGTTGTTATTCGCCACCTGCCATTGGACAGTGGCAGTAAGGCTGGTCCCGCCACTCAGGATGACATACAGTTCCAGCGGCATATCGCGCAGCTTCTGTGGTGAACTCGCTCCGATGGGGCCAAGTGCCACCGAGTCTCCCTGGGGAGAGAACCACTGGCTGGCTCCAGTGCCAGTCAGATTTTGATCGATGATGAACGTGTCTGACATGGCGGGGCTCCCGGAGTTGGTTTATTGAGAATGCTTGCAGAACCATACCCCGTCTGCTATGTTTTTCAACAGATGATCAAAAATTGAACAGGTAGCCATGCCGCTGATTGACACCGAAGTCCGCTTTGTCCGTGAGCCGTTGATGCCGGTTTTGGATCAACTCATGCCCTTGGCGATGGCCCATGACATTGAGATCGATGGTCGTCCTGATGTGCCTTTGGACATCGACCGGGAGGCGTTCACCTTCTGGGAGCAGAACGGCGCTCTGCGCTGCTTTCTGATGCGATCAGGGGAGATTATCGCTGGATATGGTGTATTTGTGGTCGTGAGAAACCCATTCAAGCGGTCCATGATCATGGGGTTAGAGTCAGCCCTATTCCTGGCGCCGGGGTGGCGGAAGACCGGCTATGGCTCCCGCTTCATCACCTGGCAGGACCAGCAATTGATCGCCGAGCACCCAGGGATTGTGATCAATCGTCACTGTAAGGTCGATCACGACCATGGCGGCATCCTGGTCCGCAAGGGCTATGTGCCATTTGAGGTTGTCTACCAGCTTCGCCAAAAGGATAAATCCCATGGCTGATCCAGCTTCTGCTACCGCGAGCGCTATCATCATCTCATCGCTGATTGCCGCAGGCACCACCGTTGCGGTTGCCGAGTCCAATAAGCCACAGACCCCGTCTCTACCGCCTACTCCAGATACGCCGACCACTCCAGCCAGTACGACTACCAATATCGCAACATCGGTTCCTGGTGCTCAGGCGGCAGCCGCTACTCAGGGTGGTACCCTCTTCGGCACACCGCCAGGAGAGAACCAGAGCGATCAGGCTGCTGGTGCTCGCAAGAGCCTGCTAGGTAGCGGGGGATGATCCTCTCTCCATTCGAAGAGATGCTACGCACCGGCGACCCGATGCAGTTGCGTGCATACTATGAGTCGCTCAGGGCAAGGCTGAATACCGAGAAATCAACCTGGGACCGTCAGTGGGGTCAGCTCGCACGCTACCTGCTGCCATATTCACCGCGCTTCAATTATTCAAATGTGGACATGGGAGAACGCCGTGATGGCGACATCGTTGACAATACAGCCACCTTGGCCACCCGCGTGCTCAAGGGCGGCATGGCATCATGTATAACCAATGCCAGCCAGGAATGGTTCCACATTGAATCTGAAGACGATTCCGTCAATGATTTGCCTGAAGTTCGTGAATACTTCCAGGAAGGTGCCGATATCGTCCGCAAGGTGTTTGCACGCGGAAACTTCTATCCAACAATGGTCAACTACTATGGCGAGCTAGGCGTGTTCGGAACTAGCTGTTTTGCGCTGATGGAAGACGCCGAAGACACCATCCGCTGCTATCCATATCCAATGGGAAGCTACTGCATCAGCGGCGACTCGACTCTGCGCATCCAACTGACCATGCGTGCCTATGAGGCCAATGCCTTCCAGTTGGTCGAACAGTTCGGATACCAGAACTGTTCATCGGCGCTTCAGAGCTACTACGACTCCACCGCAGGCGGTGTGAAGGAGCAATGGTGGCCAGTGGTGCAGTTCGTCCACAAGGCGAGCTATTACGGTGAGCGGGCGGTCAAGTCAGGCAAGTACAAGCCATGGGTCCGCGTGGTCTATGAGCTTGGGGCGCTGGGCAATAAGGCTGGTCCGACTCTGCTCTGCCAGGATGGATTCTATGAGAACCCGATCATCACCACCCGTTGGGATGTGATCGGCGAAGACTTCTATGGCCGTTCGCCCGGCATGGATGTGCTGGGTGATGTGATGGGCTTGCAGCTCAATGAGCGCAGAATCACTGAGGCCACCGATAAGATGGTCAAGCCGCCGATGGTGGCTGATAGCCGCATGCAGAATGCGGCCATGTCGATCCTGCCTGGTGGCATCACTTATGCCGACACCCGCGATGGGAAGGCTGGATTCCACCCGGCTTTTCAACTGGATTTCAAGACACAGGAGGCCAGCAACCGTTCTGATCTGATGCGCCAGCGTATCAAGACCGGCTTGTTCCAGGACCTGTTCCTGATGATCGCTGGTTCTGACCGCCGCGAGATCACTGCGGAAGAGATCCGCGCCAAGCTGGAAGAGCGTCTGTTGGTGCTGGGTCCGGTGCTTGAACGGGTCAATGATGAGGGACTGAAGCCGATCGTTGAGCGTAGCTGGGCCATCTGCCGCCGAGCAGGGCTGATCCGCAAGCCGCCCGAAGTGCTCAAGGGCAAGGAGATGCGCTTCCGGTTTGAGACGGTATTGTCACAGGCATTACGCCTGAAGAAGACTGCTGGCATGGACCGGCTGACCGACTTCGTTGAGAAGATCGCCCAGGTTGATCAGACGGCACCAATGACCATTGATACTGGCGCAATGATACGGGAATATGCGAAGGATCTGGCGGTTCCGCCATCGATCATGCGCGATCAGAAGCAGGTCGATAAGATGGTGGCTGCCCAGCAGAAACAGCAGCAGCAGGCGCATGCCGCCGATATCGCCCAGAAGATGGGTCAGGCAGCGCAGTCAGCCGCCAATGCGCCGACTGATGGCAATACGGCACTGTCCCTGCTCACCGGCCAGCAGGCACCTCCATGAGCGATGAAGGCCGTCCCATCCAGGAATCGACTGGCCAATATGCAGCGAATGCTGGCGATGCGGCTGAGGTCGCCAAGCGCACCGAGCATCTCCAGGAGCGCCAGCGCCAGGCGCATGATGACTGGGTGAAGGTCCTGAGCACTGATAGCGGTCGGCGCGTGATGATGAGCATCCTGGGATTCACCAGGGTGTATCACGCACTATCAGCAGATCAGGTCGCGGCGAACCGGGAAGAGGGTGCGAGAAATGTTGGTTTGCAATTGATAGATTGCTTCAATGCCGTTGATTCCAGGGCCTATGCGAAGATGCAGCTTGAAGCGATAGATGCCAACGACTTGGACAAAGCCATCATGGCCAATATCCAGAAAAACAGGCCATCTGAATGAGCGTGCAAAGTTTCCTATTGCAATACCGTGGCACACTGCGCAATATCTGAGCAGGTGATCAAAAAATGAGCACAGCAGTCCAAGATCCTCCAGCTCAAACCGCACCAGTAGTTCCTGTTGCTGCGGTTCCTGCTGTGGTCGCGACTCCTGCTGCTACGCCACCTGCCACTGCCGCAGCAGGCGATCCTACGACTCCGGCGGCAACAAGTGCCCCTGTTGTGGCAGATCCCGCTGAGCGTACCAGCATTCTGGGACAGGCCGATGCCGCTCCTGCGCCAGTAGCAGTTGCCCCGGTGGTGCCTGCTGCTTCTGTACCTGATGTCGTCTATGCGCTCAGGGTTCCTACCGGAGTCGATAAGACCCTGGCCGATCAGATGGTGCTTCAGGCGACTGAGTTTGCCAAGGCGCACAAGGTTGCTCCCGAGATCGCCCAGAAGCTGTTAGAGCGCGATGTCGCTCAGCGCAAGGCGATCCACGATAATGCCAAGGCAATCGTCACCAAGCAGTGGAACGACTTTGAGGCTGCTGCCAAGGCGGATCCTCAGATCGGTGGCCATAAGTACGATGAGACGATCCGTCTGGCATCCCGTGCCATGGCCGAAGTACCGGATGGTCTGCGTGAGCTGCTCCGCAAGAGCGCCATGGGCAGCCATCCAGAAGTCCTGCGCTATCTCGCTCAGCGCGGCAAAGCACTTTCCGAGGGAGCCGCGATCAATGCTGGTGGTCCGCCGCCGGCTGAGATCAAGGGCAAGAATCTTTGGTATCCACCCAAGTCCACGTTCACCTGAGGTAGTCTATGACCATCAACAATGCCACCGTAGATACCCTCCCGAACTGGGCCAAGGGCCGCGATCCTGATTCGATGAAGGCGGCTGAAGTCATCGAGATGCTCAACCAGAGCAACGAGGTGCCCAACTACCTGCCCTGGATGCAGGCAAATTCTCCGTGGCTCCAGCGCACGACTGCGCGAGTCGAATTGCCCACCGTGAGTACCCGCCAGTTGGGCCAGGGTATTCCGATGAGCACCAGCCGTGTTGATCAGTTCGATGACACCATGTCGATCATGGACGTCTTCAACGAGGTCGATCTCAAGCTGGCGCAAGCTGGTGGCGATGTCGGCCAGTACCGCTACACGGCTGGACTGCCCTTCTGGGAGGCGCTCTACCAGAAGTTCAGCAATCTGTTCTTCTACGGCAACTCCAATGTGACGCCGTCCGACTTCAACGGCATGTCCACCCGCTACGCCACCGTGAACACTGCCACTGCGGCCAACGCCGCGAACGTGCTGGATGCCGGTGGAACCTCTACGGTCAACGCGTCCATCTGGATGCTGACCTTCTCTCCCAAGTCGCTCACTGGTATCTTCCCCGCTGGTTCGCCGGCTGGTCTGTACCACAAGGACTGGGGCGAACAGCTCAATACCGTGACTGCGGGTTACGGTGGTTCGGTCCTTCCGGTCTACAAGGACCAGTACCAGTGGACCTGTGGTATCACGGTTCCCGACTGGCGCTGGAACGTGCGCATCGCCAACATCGACACCAACAACTTGGTGGCCGAGGCTGGCGCAGCCGACCTCTTCAAGCTGATGAACAAGGCTATGTTCCATGTTCCTTCGATCAGCTACCCGCCCTCGACCACCGGCAATCCGATGTCGAGCATCAGCCCGCCCGGAATAACGGTATGGGCCATGAATCGTACCTTGCAGCAGATGCTGTCGGTTCAGGCCAGCAACAAGGTCAGCAACCAGCTCTCATGGGGCGACTACCAGGGCCGCAAGATCCAGATGTTCCAGAACATGCCGATCATCAATACCGATCAGTTGACCAACACTGAGGCGCAGGTCGTTTGACGCGTATATTAGCCTCGTAGCCCAACCTTATCCAGCGGAGTGCGCCATGCCCATTCAAGACATCAACACCAACTTCACTCCGACTGCGATCAGCCCGACCGCCGCATCGACTACCAATCCTGGTAATGTCGTGGACCTTTTGGTCAGCGAAGATTGGGGCATGGGTAATGACTGGATGTGGCTCATCTACATTGAGGCCGCGTTCGTCTCCAGTGGTGGTGGGACACTCCAGCTCCAGCTCCAAGGCAATCCTAGCGATTCGACCTTCAGCTCTGGCAATGTCACGGTCTACGATACCGGTGCCCTGGCAATTGCCTCACTTGGGATCGGACGCTTCGCATTCAAGTATCCGCGCGGATTCACGGTTCGCTACCTGCGTCTGAACAGCATCATTGCAACCGCTGTGATGAGCGCCGGTACCTACCAGAGCTGGCTGAGCAACGATCAGGCCCAGGACAACAGCAGCTTCGCTTCAGGCTACACCATCAAGAGCTAAGGTAGATCATGGCCACTGAAACCCCATCCGAAACGATTGAACTCCAGGTTGCGCAGGACGCGGCCAAAGAGGTCAAGATCCGCGAGCAACTGGCAGAACTCCAGGTGCAGGCGGATCGGATGGCGGCAGCTCGCCAGAAGCTCATGAAGCAGTTGCCGGCGGTGCCGGTCGATACCCACAATCCGGCAACGTGGCCGTGGGGCATCATGGTGATGGCGATCAAGGAAGGCTACTACCCTGATCGCTATCCGCTGCCAGGTGAGCGCGTGGCGATTCCGCTCCGGCGCAAGGTCGGTGAGGTATTTGAGATTGCCCATCCTGGCCACTTCAGCCCGTTCACCACTTCAAGCCCCATGGGCTGGATGGCTGAACCTGGGAGTCAACTCCTGGCTGGAGCTGATCCGAGTGTCCCGCTGACCACGGTCAATAACCGGGTGCTGGACAAGATGGAGATCGCTAAGCAGGTTCGGGTCAACTTCGGTGGAAGCCACAAGTCGTAATCCAAGCATGCGGGCCGGGCTCGCCGGAGCATAGCTATGGCCAATCCACCCTCTGATGTGCAGATCGCCAATATGGCGCTGATGCGCATAGGCGTGACGCAGACCCTGGTCGCTGCTGCTGGTGGCCAATTCACCGATCAGTCCGCTACTGCCCAGACCATGAATATCTGGTACTGGCAGGATCGCGATTCCGAACTGACTGAATACCCATGGCCATGGGCATCCAAGTATCAGGCGCTGGCACAGGTCAGCCTCCAGGGCATCCCAGCCAATCCTGAGTGGGGCGTCAGCTACCGATATCCAACTGACTGCTTGGCGGTTCGCCGCATCGTGAATGGATGCATTGTCACCAATGCCGTGCCGATCCCACCACAGACCACCGCCAATCCTCCGGTCATCCCATGGGTGAGCGCATGGAACCGCGCTGATGGCGATCCGCTGCCATTCCCATTTGAGATTGGCTCTGATGCCATTGGACGCCTGATCTACACCAATGCACCAAGTGCATGGATCAAGTACACCTATGCGGTCAGTGATCCGACACAGTATGCGAATGACTTTGCTGATCTGTTGGCTTGGCGCGTAGCAGTTGATGTCGGCTACGCCATGGCTCGTGACGACAAGCGGCGTGAGTTGTGCCTGAAGATGTATGAGCAGCGCAAGATGGAGGTCCGTTCCAGATTCATGAATGAAGACCAGAATTCGCAGCCGTTCATCGAGTATAACTCCGAGACGATCCGCGCCCGGCAGATTGGCTGATCCCAATGCAGATCCGACAGAGCAGTCTGAGCGGCGGCGAGATGGGCCAGCAGTTTCTGGGCAAGACCGACCAGGAGCGTTACCACGGTTCGCTCCAAACCCAACGCAATGCCTGGATCACCCGGTACGGCTCAGTGGAGAACCGCTCTGGAACCGAGTTCATCGACCCAATCAAGAATCAGGCAACCCAATGCCGCTTGGCGCGATTCACCTTTGGCCAAGGCATTGGATATCTACTGGAAATCAGCGCGACCGCTATCCGCATCTACAAGGATGGTGCGCCTATCAGCGTGGTCGGTAGTTCTACGTGGAACAGTGGTATCACTTATCCGCAGGGCACGGTGGTGCTCTATTCTGGCAGTTACTACTATTCGATCCAAGCTGGCAATGTCGGCAATCAACCAAATACCAGTGCTGCCTATTGGTATTATGAACCCGTAATCGGCGGCGTGCCGTCGCTGGAGATCCCGGCGACTATCCCACAGACGGCATTGCAGCAACTTCAGTACGTTCAGCAGAATTCCATTCTGGTCATCACTCATCAGTCGATGCACCCAATAAGCCTGACGCGCCTCAGTGATCAGCAGTGGGTGCTGAGCCAATATCAGTTGAATGTCGCACAGGTTCCAGTCATCACATCGGTGATAGCAGGGTTCCCTGGTACGGCTACGGTTCTTGCTCCTGCCAGCGTCACTGCGACCGGCGGTGATTCTGCTGGTTCTAAGAGCGTCTATCAGATTGCATCATGGAGCATATCTGAGGGCTCCGAGTCACCGCCAAGCGCGACCGCAACGGCAACGGTCGGTGCCGCTGATGCCGCCCATCCTGTCGCCCTGAGTTGGGCTGCTGCTGCTGGTGCAGATGGATACATCGTCTTCAAGGGAATAACTGGATCTGGTCCATATTATGCCATCGCCTATGTCATAGGTGCCACGGTATTCACTGATCCTGGGCTGAGTCCCATCATCTTGCTGCCAGCACCGGGCCTTGGTGGCAACAGTGCTCAGTTCACCTATGTGGTGACAGCAGTTGACGCGAATGGCAATGAGGGCCTTCCAAGCGCCCCGATGAGCACATTCGTCTCAAAAGATCCAACTACGGCAGCGCCTAACGTCATAACCTGGACACCGACTGGTCAAACTGAGGGAGACACCTTCACCAGCGTGTCTAATGGCGGACAACTGGTGGTTACCCTTGTGACGCCTGGCACAGCCACGGTATCAGGGACATTTGTTGGGACGCTATCTCTGGAGATCAGTCAGGATGGGGTCAACTGGACCATTATCCAGACGGTTACTGCTCCGACGACTGACATCGGAATCACCATAAATTCCATAGGCATCTATCGCTGGATCTGCTCTGCATATACCAGTGGCACTGCGACCACCACGATTACCACAACTCCTGCTGCCAGCTACAACATATACCTGTCAACCAATGTGCTAGAAAATGGCGTATTCGGTTACATTGGCCAGTCGTTCACCGACACCTTCAACGACACGTACATCACGCCGAATATCAGTCAGCAGCCACCAGTTGCCATCCCGATGTTCCAGACTCCGAACGATTGGCCCGCTGTCTGTGGTGCTTACCAGCAGCGCCTCTTCTTCGCAAATACAATCAATCAGCCAGCGACGGCATGGGGATCTGCTATCGGCCTGATTAGCGGCTTCCTGGTAGGTACGCCAGAAACCGATTCCATGGCAGTGCAGTTCACCATCGCTGGCAAGGTGATCCAGTATATCCAGGCTCTGGTGGATATGGGGCACCTGATCATCCACACCAGCAATGGCGAATATCTGGCCTCAGGAAACCAGTTCAATGCCATCACGCCATCAGCGATTGGTCTGGCCCTCCAGGGCACCCAGGGCAGCCAGCTCATCAATCCGGTGCAGATCGGCATCACTGGTATCTACGTGCAGTCGCGGGGAACCATCATCCGCGATCTTCAGTATTCGATCTATACCAACACCTTCGTTGGCAAGGATACCACCATCTATTCGCCACAGATATTTGAGGGTCAGACCATCCTCTATCTGGACTGGCAGCAGATCCTGCATTCCATTGTATGGGGCGTCCTGAGCGATGGCCAGATTTGCAGCATGACCTACTCCAAGGATGAGAATGTCTGGGGTTGGGCTCATCACGATACGGTAAATGGTATCATAGAACAGCTTTGCGTTGTTCCGGAAAACACGCAGGACTCAATCTATCTGGTAGTCATGCGCACTATCAATGGTGAGCCCGTCAGATACATCGAACGCATTGCCAATCGTGACTTTCAGGATACGCAATACCTGACCGATGCCGTGTTCACCGATTGCAGCCTCACCTACGATGGGCACAACACCAATGGATCAAATGCCATATACCTAGTGCAGTCAACTGGGTGGACGGTTCAGGACATCATACAGATCGATACCTCCACTGCGGCATTCACCAGTGCGAACATTGGTGATGAGGTAGTGATACAACTATTTCCAGATGGCACCGACATCAATCCGTTGACTGGACTTCCGTATCCAGGAGGGATTATCCCACCTGCAAACTACGTGCTTGATAGCGTGTGGCTGACCATCACTTCCTATTCGACCACGCAGCGCGTATACGGGACTCCAAACAAGAACGTCCCAATCTGGGCGCAGGAATACAATAAGTCTGGCTGGGGCATTGCACAGAATACCTTTAGCGGGCTTACGCAGCTTGCCGGCCAAGCCATCAGCGGCCTTGGTGATGGCGAAGTCGTGATGAATGCGCTCACTGATCTCGTTCCCACCGTGGTGTCCAGCGGAGGCACCTTCACCACGCCTGGTGCCCAGAACTATCTGGTGCTCACGGTTGGCCTACCGATCTACTGCCAGCTTCAGACCATGCCGGTTCCTGATCATAAGATGGTTGCCGATACTCCGATTGGCAAGCGGCTTGTGTGTCAGGAAATCACACCAGTATTCTATCAGACCCGTGGAGGCGGCTATGGATCTGATCTTGACCACATGTTCCCTTGGGAACAACGCGGCATAGCCATGGAACCGATGGGGCAGCCTGTTGCGCTCTACACTGGCCGTCGGGTGATCCCAATTACTGGCAACTGGAATGATCAGGGCTCCGTATGGATCCAGCAGATAGATCCGTTGCCATTATCGGTGTCTGCCATCGTAACAACCGTGCGCGTGGGTAATTGACATGGCTGACGACTTTAGCGACATGCTGTTCAATACCGCTACGGCCTCATCAACCGGGCCAACCTATGATACGGAGTCTAATCCGGTTCAGGCGCTGTTTTCCGGTTCATCGGCCAACGATCAGAATCCATCATCGTTTGTCGATCAGATCCCGGTAGCAGCCAGTAGCCCAGCCACGCCATCTGATCCTGCCAATACCTACCGCACTGGTTCGCTGGCACTCACCGCTGCCGGTGGATTGAGCAAGGCCTATGCTCAGTACGAATCTGGCCATGCAAATGCGGCCATAGACCGTTACAATGCCCAGCTTGACTGGATTCAGGCAACCCAGGCTATCGAGAAGGGTAAGGAAGAGGCCAATATCCAGGAAGAGAAGGGCAAGATCCTGACCGGCTCTCAGCGCGGAGCGCAGGCTGGTGGTGGTGTCATCGCTGGTGCCGGTACTGGCGGTGCGGTGATCGTCAGCAGCGCGGCCACGATTGCACAGAATGAGATGATGACCACCCTGAATGCCCAGCGCGTGGCATTTGGATTTGAGGCACGGGCATCCATCGATGAGACTGAGGCCAACGTCGCAGAGAAGAGTTCCAATGCTGCTGCCATCGGCACGCTGATAACTACTGCTTCCCAAGAGAACCTATATGCCGATCCTAACTACCGCCAGCGATCCAGCGGATTTGGCGGGGGAACGTAAGCATGGCCGACACTCCACAGGACAATGTCCCGAGCCAAGTCTCGCAGGTCCAGCCTGACATCCGCGCTCCGGCCAACCTGACGCCAGCGGACTTCGGTGCATCCATCGGCCAGGCCGTTGAGGAAGCCGGTTCAAAGTTCCAGCGCGAAGAGGTCTGGGCGAATCAGGCTGCGGTGATGAGGGCGACTAATACGCTCAGCGACTTCACCAATCAGACGGTTTATGATGCCAAGACCGGCGTTGTGCATCAGGACCTTGGTTCAGATGCCCCAGGTGCCGTCAAGTCTGTGTTGGATGATCACGTTGCCAAGATCAGTGAGATCAACGACAACCTGAACAATGATGCCCAGAAGCAGATGTTTGCCGCTCATGCGCAAGAGCACATGCGTGGGCTGGATCGCTCGCTCAATGGCTATGAAGCCGAGCAGATGACCCGTGCCAATAACCAGCAGACCGAGGCATATGTCAAGAACACCTCTCAGTCTGCTGTCAGGGCCGGTCTAGAGCCTCCACCAGCAGCGGGCATTCCAGATCCCGTCAAGGTTCGCATTGGGCAGGTGGCTCAGGCCATCCAGCTTCAGGGCAATGCCAACCATCAGCCACAGGCGTTCATCGACCTTCAGAAGAACAATGCCATCAGTGCCATCCATGCTGGCATAGTCGATGCGCAACTTGCCAACAATAATTACTCTGGCGCATCAGCCTATTACGATGCCAACAAAGGCGCGATCAACGAGCCTGAGGCTAGCCGTCTCCAGAATGCGCTGAAGTCGCAGGATCTTGATAACCAGGCGCAGCAGCTCCAGCGCCGGTATGCCATCAATGATGATGGAACCATGGCTACGCGGTCGCAGTTCCTGGCCAAGATTGATGATCCGAATAACAAGGATCTGGTAGACAACGCCAAGCTCTATGACAAGGTGGCAGAGAGGGGAGAGCGTCACTTCGTCATGGCTGCTCAGGCAGATCGCGCCGACCGTGATCAGGTTATGCAGATCATTGGCAAGGGGATTGAAAAGAGCCAGGGCGCGGCTGATCCGCAGAGCCTCGTTCTTCCTTCTGATTACCAGAAGCTTGATTATGACGAACGTCATGCCATGGATAACCTGAAGAATCAGTATTTGAAGAAGGATCGTCCTCAGGGATACACACCTAAGGAATATGAGCTGGCTCAGTTGGCTACAAGCGATCCAGAGGCTTTCAAGGCGACCAATCTGCTCAAGTTCTGGCCAGATCTCAGTGATGGCGGAACTGAGCGCCTAGGCACCCGTCAGGCTGCCATGAAGGGCGATACTCAGGCTGCCAGCAAGAGCCAGGATATTGAGAGCCGTCAAAAGACCGCTGACTACTTCCTGGTTGCTCAGGGAATCAGCCCGACCGACAATACCAACATCACGCCAGCCAATAACGAGAAGCGATATCAATTCCGCAAGCAGTTCGACGAGGCTGCCGATCTCTGGTTGCAGGGTAATCCTGGCAAGCGCGTGGTGCCTCCCGATCAACTTGAGGCCATTGGCAAGAAGTTGGTGACTGAACTCTACTCACCGAGCAATGATCACACCATCGCGCATCCTTTCGGCGGCACTCATCAGGTTGATCTCGGACCAGCGTACATGAATCCTACGCGGTCTGGAATCGATGAGCCGGTCAATCCAGTCCCAACCAAGGCCGAGATAGACAGTTGGCAGCAGATGCTCAATCGGAAGATCAGCGATCCTGGTAGGCAGGCAGCCGTGCAGAAGCTGCAACGCTGGAAGCAGGGAACGACACAGACCGGTGGGCACGATCCTGCTCTGCAACAGTATTACCAGCATCTCAGCACGGCGCTGGGCGTAGATGAACCATAATGGCTGGCCCGGCTGATATCACACCGCCATCGCCAACGCCGCAAGACGGTGGTGGCACGCCGCCAATTCCAGATCAGTCTGCTCCGGCAGTACCGCCACAACCATCACATGACGAGCTGCTGCTGCAGGGGCTTGAGGCACTTGATCCACTCAGTGATGTGCGCAAGACGCTGCGATCAACTCCAGCGGTAGCGCCAGCGCCCGATATGACTCCTCAGATCAAGACGGCTGATCTGATCGCGCAGCAGTACACCCCAGAACGGGCGGCGAAGCTATCTGCACTGGCAGACAAGACTGGGTTTACTCCAGAGATTTTGGATACGATGTTTGATGACATGCAGCGCAAGCAGCAGTCATCTCAGACCGATGTTCAAGAGCTTCAGGATTACCATAAGCGTCTAGCCAATTGGGTCACTCAGCCCATGAATGCCGCTATCGCCCGTGGCGATCTACCGGCACTCACCGCGCTATCAGCATCGCTTCAGAATGTGGTTGGGGCTCCCGACAATCGTCCATCTGAGCCATGGGGCAATGTCATCAGGACTGGCCTCAATGCTACCAACCACGGTTTGAGCGTACTCCTGGATACTGTGCCTGCGATGGCGGAACTCTATGCCCGCAAGGCCATCGGCGCAGATACCACCACCACTAATCAATTCACTCCGCTTGGTGCCTATAACTGGGACCAGCAGGTCCATGCAGCGGATGCTGCCCAGGCTGAGCAGTTCAAGCCAAGCGGACTCAAGGACTTCTCGCGCAGTCTGATCACTACGCTGGCTGATCCAATGACGTACGCTGTGCCGCTGACTGGTGCAAAGCTGGCATTGAACTCAACCAAGGTGATTGAAGCGGTTGCCGCCAAGGGCCCTGTCGCGGAACTTCATGCCGCCGATCCTTTGACCATGGGCACCCTCCAGGGGACCAAGACGGTCGAGCATGTTGGTGAACAGCTCCTGGGCGATGTCAACAAGACCAAGTTGGCACTGACAGGCGCAGGTGCTGGCCAAGGAGCACTGGCAGGCGCGCAGACCGCTGCCCAGCAATCTGAGCAGACCAAAGAGCAAGATCCTGGCGTGCTCGCCAACACCGCCAATGTCGCTGCGCAGACGGCGTTGGGCTACTTCTTCGGCAAATCCGGTGGATTGATCGGTCTGCTGCGCAACTTGCGAAGCACTCCGTGGACCAGTTCGCCGATACGTGACTATGTCACAGACATTGGCCGTCAGTCCATCATCGGCGCGACCCAAGCATCTGTCGGCAATGCCGTTTCCGGTACGCTCACCGGATCTCCCATTGATAGCATTGAGGCTGCCTTGAGTGGCGGTATTGCAGGCGCTGCACTTGCTGGCGTCAATCTGCATGAAGCAATGGTCATGCAACATCACCTAACCAGATTGCAGAACTCATCGGCGCTTGAGAATGCTGGACGCCTGCTCCAGACCTTTGAGTCCGCTCAGCAGAGCAAGGCGCAGCAACTGGCACCTGATCAGACTGGCAAGTTTGAACAGGAGATTGCCCGTGATGGCATCAGCCATCAGTACCTTACGCTCGATCAATTTCAGGATCATCACCTATCGTTGGACCGTGATCCAGCCAAGGCTGCACAAGACGCCGATCTGATGGCTGAGTATCAGAAGGCCAAGTCACTTGGCACGTCTATGCAGATCCCAATGAAGACGGTCACTGAGATGGGTGCCGAATCCAAGGAACCAGCGCTACTCGCAGCCGAGTTCCGCCAGCATCCCGATGCGCCGAATGGCCGTGAAGCGGTCACCTTCTATCAGGGCGGTGGCGATGATCAGGAACTCAACAGTAACCTTGCTCTTGCCAGCCAACAGGTTGAGGCTGGCCGTGGCGCTGGCGACACCAAGGGCCAGATGATCGCTGACGAAGTGTCGGAGCAGGCTCGCCGCTCAGGGACTCCCGCCGAACAGGCTGATGCATTAGGGAAGATCCATCAAAGCATCTGGCAAACGCTGGCTGGGAAGATGAATGAGGGCCGTCTGGCAGCAGGACTGCCAGAGATGACTGCCACCGATCTGCGCGATCACATGTCGCTCAATATCATGGGAGTTGCGCCGCGCTTCCTCCAGGAGTTGGTAACGACTGGACACGCTGATGGTATCCTGAATAGGATGCGTACCGATGGGCCAAAGACAACAACCGAGCAACTGATCCGCCGCAATCTGATGGATCTCGGCTTGGATGTCCACAAAGATAGCAATGAGGATATTGTACAGGCGGTCCAGAAGCATATTGAGCACCTGAGTGGCCAAACCCAAGAGCAGCATGCCAAGAATCTGGCCGGTGATCGTCCAGTAGTGCTGGAAGGGCACCCTGGCACTACGCACAATCAACCGATCATTCCAGTAGAAGGCGATGATATCAGCCGTGTTTCATTGCTGCGACAATGGCGTGCGAAGCATGGTGGACGCCTGCCTGATCCAAATGACAAGGAATGGCAGAAGCTAAAGTCCGAGTCTGCCATCATCGACCGGCAGCGGTTGAAGCAGCGCCAGCGCCAAGCTGATGCCGAAGCGGCGAAATCGGCTCAGCGCAAGCCACATGGTTCCTATGATGCCGCCCAAGATAAGCGCAATGCCAATGCCGTAGAGAAGTCGATGGGTCGCGCTGCGATCCAGGAGCACCTCAAGCAGACGCTGAAGGAGATGGACCGCGTCCCTCTCATCACTGCTGGCCATGTGCCTTATGGCATGGGCATGAATGCCGATGGCAGCAAACTCTATCGCGATCCGAAGTTCCCTTTATCTGTGAAGTTGCCTGGTGGCATCACAGTCGATACCAAGGGCGCGACCTCAGTTCATGAGGTCACCGAAACTCGCCTCATGAAGTCCGGTGTGCCTTATGAGCATGCGCATGATATCGCCAATGCCGTGGAGCGCGAATACCTGCGCGGCCAAGGGTTTACCGAAGCGCAGATCGATGAGTATGAGAACTCATTGAAACCAGGATTGCGCAATACCAGAGAGTGGACCGGCAAGCCACCTGCTGATCTGAACCCAGCGCCCTATGTCGCTGAGGGTGAAACCAAGCTGCTCCATCCACCAGGCGAGCGCACCACTAGCAACCAAGGCGAAGACGAAGTTCGCGGCAGCTTCACCAAGATCAATCTCGCCCAAGGCGGATTCCGTGGTGTGATGCAACTCTATTCGTCCAAGAATGCCAGTACCGCATTCCATGAGTCAGCGCACTACTTCCTAGAAGTGATGGGACGTCTCACCGAGATGGAGGGTGCACCGCAGAGCCTCAAGGACGACTTCCAGAAGATCATGGAATGGTCCGGCTATGGTGATCGCGCCACCATGCTGGAGATGCAATCTCAACTCGCTGATCTGCAATTGAAGATCGGTGATCGTGCACCTACGGATGAAGAGAAGGAACAGCTTGCCACGCTGAATGCGCCTCATGAGCGATTCGCCCGTGGCTTTGAGCGGTACCTGCGTGAAGGTGTGGCGCCTGCCAGCAATCTGCGCAAAGCCTTTGCCATGATCAAGGGCTGGATGCTGTCAGTCTATAAGAGCGCGTCTGAATTGAATGTCGAATTGAACCCAGAGATCCGCGAAATCTTTGGGCGCATGCTCGCCAGTGATGCCCAGATCGCCAAGGCCAAGGAGCGCGTGTCTGACAATCTCGCATTCGAGAATGCCAGTGACGCCGGTTGGACTCCAGAGCAGCATGAAGCCTATCTCAAGCTAGCAGCAGAGGCCGATCAGCAGCAGAAGGATGAGTTGGAGAAGGAGAACGTCAGCATCTTTGAGCGCACTCTGACCAAGGCGTATCGCGATGAGCAGCGGGCCACCCGCGCCCGCGTGACCGATGATGTTGCTCAGCAGCGCGTCTACAGCGCCATGAATGCCCTTCAGAATGGCAAGACTGGTGATGGTCGTGAAATCGGCCTAGATAATTTCAAGATCAGCAAGCTGGACGTTGAACGCATCCTGGGCGATCACATTGGCCAGCTCCCTGGTCCAGGTGCTGAGCGTAATTCTGGTCGCAATGTCTACTCACCTGAAGGCATGCCTGCTGATACCGTGGCCAAGATGCTGGGCTATAAGGACGGCGTAGAACTGCTGACTGATCTGGCCCAAGCGCCAGACCGCAAGACCGTCATCGATCAGCAAGTCGCTCAGCACATGAACGATCGGTATCCCGATCTGATGAAGGATCCTGCGCGCATGCAGGAGGCCGCAGATCGCACACTCCATGATAACGATGCCCGTCAGCGCCTGATGGACATGGAGCGAGCCCAGCTCATCGCCCTGGACAAGATGCAGCGCGAACAGGCGAAAGCGGTTGATAAGCAGGATAAGGCTGAGGCTGGTGCCGCTGCTGCGGACGAGAAGGCGCGCCAGGATACGCTCAAGCAGCATCTGGCAACGGTGCGCGAAGAACGTGCTGGGATGCGCCTGGCAGCAGAGCAGACCATCCAGGACACCAAACTCAGCAACTTCTCACCAGATCAATTCCAGGCAGCAGAGCGTAGGGCTGCCATCAATCTACGCGAAGCGATGGTCAAGAAGAAGTGGCAGGAAGCCATTGTCCTCAAGCGCCAGCAGATGATGAACTCTGAGTTGTATCGTGCTGCGATGGACGCCCGTGAGCAGGCGTTCAAGGATCAGGCCAGACTGGCTCGCTATGGATCAGATCCAGAGCTGCGCAAAGCCCTTGGCAAGGCCACCGGTTATGAGTGGCAAGCCAAGATGCCAGATGGCACCATCAATCGCTACCATGATGGCAATGATGAGACGAATAAGGCTGCCGCTATCAAAGATGCCCAGGATCACATGGGCACCTATGAGCGCACGAACACTTATCTGGATCAGATAGACCATCTTTTGTATCTATTCGACATGAAGAACCAGACTCCGCGTGCGCTCCGCCGCATGCAGAGCCTGCGCGACTTCCTCAACAGCGAAGAGTATTTCGATGGTCCTGATGGTGAGCGGTATCCGCTTGGCCTGACCTCCAGCATCCCTGATTGGATCAAGGATCAGGCATCCAAGACCAACTGGAAGGATTTGACCATCCAGCAGCTTCACGACCTGCGCAGTGCCGCTCAGCAGATTGAGGCGCTGGCCAAGTGGAAGAACAAGCTGACCAGCAGCACCAATAAGGCCGATCTCAAGGAAGCGGTCGCTGAAATCGCCGCCGTGCTGAAGGAGAACTCACTTGGGAAAAGGTCTAAGAAGATTGGTGTCGGTGCTGCCGAAGGGCTCATCAAGGCAACCAAGAACTTCAAGGAATCGCTGAACCAGATGAACTGGACCATCTATGGGATGGACGGGTTCAAAGAGGGTGGTCGCCTATGGGATCTCTTTATGCGTCCTCGGCAGGAGGCGGCAGACCGCGAACTGGCGCTGCACGAGAAGTACAAGAACGCACTCAATGAAGCGATGGGCGAATGGGGCAAGGTGACCCCGCTCAACCCCATTAGCCTAAACATGCGCTTCAAGGTCCCTGGTACTGATGTATCGATCAGCCATTGGTCCAAGATCATGGCACTGATGCACTACGGTAATCCAGAGGGCCGCCAGCGCCTGATGGACGGTTACAACTGGTCGCATGAGACGGTGCACAAGATCATCGATACCCTGGATGCCAAGGACATCAAGTTCGCCAATCGCTTGGTGGACATCATGTCCATGGATTGGTCTGCGGTGAAAGAACTGGCTGAGCGCCGTCAGGGGATCGCGCCACCCAAGGTAGAGTCGATCCCGGTTGATATGCCCAATGGCCAGTACAAGGGCGGCTACATGCGCCTGTACTATGATGGTCTTTCCAAGGAGAAGATCGAGAACATCTCTACCGATGCCGCCTTTGATGGCATGCGATCAGGGGCAGTTTCCAACATGGTAGAGGCTGGCCATCGCAAGTCTCGAACCGCGGTGCTCAAGGACGTAACGCCTAGCCTAGATCCCAATAGCTGGACCAGGGCATTGAGCGCATTGGCGCATGATCTGTCCCATGCTGATGTGGTCGCTGATCAGGCCAAACTGCTGGCGAACAAGGATCTGCGCCGGGCGATGGAACTTCACTTTGGTGAAGGTTCCTATCGTGAGTTTTTCAACAACCTAAAGGGCATTGCCCAGGGTGACGTAGCGCCACTGGATAGCATGAGCCGCGTCCTGAGTTATCTGCGCACCGGCTACAATGTCACAACCCGTGGCGTAAATGCTTTCAAGGCCATCCAGCAATATGCGGGCCTGCCATTGATCCTGACGCGCATCCCCGCTCGCTATGTGATGAGTTCGGTGATCCAGCACTGGAGTGGCCCGCTGGCCATCGACAATGCTGCGCACTTCGCTGAAAAGTATTCCATCGTCATGCGCAATCGTGCGGCGACATTCAACAAATCAATGCAGGATTCCATGGCTGGAATCAGCCTGAAGGGACCAACCCAGAAATTCACCGAGGCGACCGCCTATTACATGTGGACCAAAGTGTTCGGTCACATGGACTCAGTTACCTGGAAGGCTGCCTATGACCAGCATATGGCCGAAAGTGCCAATGCCGATCAGCCTGGCGGTGATCATGACAAGGCGGTCAGGGTGGCCGATGGGGTCATGGAATCCCTGATGGGTTCTGGCAAGCAAAAGGATATCCCAGATATCCTGCGCGGCTCCTATGGTCGGATCTTCGGCGGCAATATGAGCTGGTCGCTGTCTAACTGGAACGCGGTCAGGTCTGCCCTCAATCAGACCCGCTATGGCTGGCAGCGTGGCGATATCGCTGGGCACATGGCCCGTGGGCTTGGCAGCCTTGGCGTTCTTCTCTTAGCTGGACCGATGCTCTGGGATTGGATGTATGATGAGCTGAAGGGCAAGGACATGTCCAAGTACACCACGGCAGGTGGCCTTGGCAAAGAGTTGATTTCGGCACCGGCCAATGCCGTCCTCGGCTCAATACCGATCCTTCGCGATATCTCCGATCCACTCCTGGAAGGCAAGCGGTCAGAAGGAGACATGGGACTCCATGGACTGGATGCCGTTGGCGATGCCATGGCCGCTTTTCATGCCAAGCACTACAAGGAAGCGACCATCAAGGCTGCTGCCCTGGGCGCAGGAACCCTGCTCCATGTGCCCTCTGCCGCACTCTTCCAGGCTATGGAAGGTTCTGATCAGGCTGATCAGGAACAAGCTGACTTCCTCCGCAGGGTATGGATCATGTCCGTAGGCAAGACACCTAAGAAGTAGGCATTGCTCAAAAATTGAGCAGTGATAAGGTAACCCCATGACTGTATCAGCCGCCAC